CTCACGCCTATCCTGTGCTTCAACAGGTGGATATGCGTAGCTTGGTCAACCGTAACCAAGAAGTGCAGCGCACTCTTCTCAAATGGTGTGTGATGTCCCTCAGATGCCAACATAGTTAACAGCTTGTCAATCCTTCCTAGCTTATCCTCTGTCAAGTCTCTACTCGTACTCGTCCACGCGGACTGGGCATGCACAATGTCATCCCCATACCACCCTACTAACTCTACCTTGTTCTTACTCATACTTCTTAATAAATTTATCAAAATCAGGATGTTCATCCTCCTTTCCTAGCTGAACAGCAATGGCGTGCTTAACTCCACCATTAAAACATTCGCCCATTACAAACAACTCATGCTCCGCATATATCTCAGCAACAGCTTTAGCCTTGCGTAGTGCCTCACTGCCACATCTATCGTCTTCTTTGCTTATCTCTATGCATACCTCTAGGTAGTTAATAAACAGCTTCATCGGTGTTCTCATAGCCCTCTAAGTATTTCATCCGTTAAACTCCTCAACTTCGTGCTGTAGTTATGGCCCTCACAATAGCTGTCATCCAATGCGTCGAAGTACTGAGACCTAGTCTTAGCCTTACGCATGTATGCAGCCTGATACAGCGCATAGTCCTGCACACTCTCCATCCAATTATCGTACTCAGCAAAGCCGTTGTACTCACCCTTCGCTGTAGTTGGTCTACTGCGTGCTACACGCATACCGAACAGGTTGTTCGCCTTCTTGTATAAGTTGCTACAGAACCCACTCTCCAACAACGCTTGCCTGTACGCGATGTCAGGGTGCTTGATGCCACACGCAACGATGTACTTGTAGATGTTCTCCCTCGTAGGTTTAATGGGAGCTGTCGTAATCGTGTCGTGTACTACCACCTTAACTACCCTTGGCTTAGACTTAACGACCTTCTGTCTGTTCATCACGAAGTAACCAATCAACACAGCTACTGCACCGTAGTATACCTCGTTAGGTACACGTATGTATCTTCTTCTCTTCTTATTGAAATAAAACAACATATAAATTAAATTAAGTTCGACAAAAAAATCGGGAGGAAATCACGCCTCCCGACTCTATTAACCAAAAAAACACCATGCGAGCGTTTCGTAGTACGAATAGGATACCATCCCATTCGCACTGCTGATGTTCCCATCAGAAGGGATACCTAAGTGTCAGTAGAATATGCTAAGTTAACGCATCTTTATCTAAAACGTTACAACTTTTCTTCACTTTCTTTTCTACGTCATTTAGAACACTTACCCAAAACTCGTTGTGCGTACCCTGTTGCGTGCCTACTATCATCTCAACAACACTCGCACTTATCTCCCATGCCACCTCATCGAATGGATCTTGTTGAGTCCGGACAAGTATGTCGTAGATGTTCTTAAAAATCCCAGCGGTGACCCTTTGAACGTCATTACTTGCACCTGTGCCAATGATATCCTTACGGATGTCCTTAACGATGTTAAGGTAGTACTTGTCGTTCGCCTGTTCGAACATACGTGCCTCGCGTATGCCCTTCAGTACTGTTGCATGGTCGCGGTTGAATAGTTCCCCAATCTTTGCCAAGGTCATCATTGGATACAACAAGTTGTACATGAAGAACCTCTGATATGCCTTCTCTCGAAGCCTTGATGGGGTGTCGAGGTCGTACTTTTTTACTAAAGACTTGATATTGTCTAACATACTGATAATGAGTTTAATGCTACGCTGTGCTAAAGCTATGTCGCAAGTAACACAACGTAACTGATTGATAATGAATTGATTATTTTTTTTAGTGCTGAGATGACGCCATCACCCCAAAAATTTTTATTTTATTTTCTCTCTTATATATAACTTAATTTTTTTTTTTTTTAAATATAGTAACATAGTAACACTAAAATAAAGGAAACGTAGTGGTAGTAAGGGATAAAGCCTTACTCAACTAAGCATTTAGTCAACACTAGACCCCGAATCTTGACATTTTTTGCCGTCTTCCGTCACTAATTTAGGCAGATGTCCTCGATAATTATGTTGGACAATCCCTTCTCTGGGCCGTAGTGATTGATCTTGAACAGAGGTATTCCGGTATCGCTCATGCCGATAATCAACTCCACAATTCGCGAGTTGTCATTGTCTCCTTCCAAACCTTTGAACACCCACTCTTCCGCCAATCCAAATGGGACTACTGATGCAACGAACTTTTCCATAGCTTGAAGTTACGAATTTCAGGAGATTCTCTGGAGACTTCCCTTGTTGATAATATACTCGCGCTCGCTCCCCTCGAACAAGCACACACACTTCCATCCATCCGTACGGACAACCTCAACCACCTTGCCGTTACTCTTCAGACCAGGATTAACTACCTTCCGTAAATCCTTGACCCTTTGAACGATGGTTGATAGGTCTACCTTTCCGTCTACTATCGTACAGGTATACCCTAACTTGAACAAGTTATCGCGTGCGTCCTGTGTATCGCTTGCCTCAGTCAGTACGTCCTGTACCAACTGAGGTAATTCTTCAAACATTGTCTTCATAACATCCACCCGTATTGATTAATAAAAACCGTGACCCTTTGAACGTAGGTCACAACGTACAAAACTGCGCTCATCTTCTTAAAACTTTAACGATTAATACTACAACGATTAGCATAGCTAAACGTGTTTCTTCTACGATTCCAAGGTACAATCCGAACGGAATGTACAAGGAAAAAACTACTAATGAAATTCGTGTCAACATGATTTACTTTTTTCTTTGGTTATCAATCGCATCCCAAACCGCATCCATTACACTTGTTTCGTGTAATGCATCACGCAAAATTCGTTCTGCCTCTTCCTTTGTTACTTCGCCATTCATCACTGAATAAACATCGTGAACGTGCCACAATACATCAACACAAAAACCTGCGTCCTTTAGCACTTGCTTTGCTTCTCTTACTTTGTCCATACCTTACAAATTATCTACGTTAATTAATGAATCCAAATCAGTATACCTTCCTTCGTATACGCGACCTTCTAAAGACTCTATCTTTATACTATCTTGCGTTACTTCTAGAAGATACTCAGCTTTGATTTTAGACTTTCGTTTGCACATCAATAGTGCTGTTGTTGTTGCTGAGTATATCAGCAAAATTACGATTACTCTTTTCATGTCTTAGTTATTTAATTTCTACTCCGTATGTAACCTCACTATCAAGGAAATCTAATTCGTCTTCTATCAAAGCCTCAGAGCCATCGTTGTAAAGTTTAAATACTTCCTTCCCAGACTTGAATAATTCAATTGCTTTTTCTTTGCTTATAACATCCCATGCAAAGTTATCTTCTTCGTAAACAGCAAACCCTGTTTCCTTTCCATACCAAGACAATACCTCGTTCATTGCTTCGCTTTCATTCTTCGCAAATACTTCTCCTGTCTCTGTTCCGTTTCTCATAATTACAAATCGTTTCATAACTTTTATATTTTAAATTAAACTTACTTAACTACCGGACGCAAATCATATGGGTCTGCATCCAGTCCAAAATCAAACGTGAATCCTAGCTGCTGTAGTTCGCGCTCGATTCGTTCTAATTCTCTGTAAGCGTTTCCGCTTTCATCGTTGAATGTGTTTAATACCTTTTGTACTTCAACAGGTATTAACTCAGGTGTTTCAAATAAATCCATGTCTATTAATTTAACTATGCGTTACAGATGCGCATCCCCTGTATTAATTCGTTAACTAATTAGTGTAATAAAATGTATACTGATTTGTTACCTTTACCTTCAACACCACTACACAAACCACATTTGCTACAGCTACTCTTATAACCTGCTTCTTTGCTTGCTGGACAATTTACCGCTCCTTCGATTGGCTTATCTGTAGCAATGAAAGAACGAAAGCCTTTGTCCCTTGCGATTTTTTCCTCCTCAGCTGTATGGGTGCTTGCCATAAAGACATCACCTAGCACAGGCTTTTTTGCCCATTGGTGAGTATATCCTGTATGGTTAACAGCTACAGCGATTACATCCTTTATCAGTTGCAATGGATGTAAACTTGGCTCACCATATGTCCCAAATCGAACGTATGTGTTTTTGCTAAGGTTTACGATCTTGTTGTGGATGTCTCTGCTGAATGCAGGTATACTTTCGAAGTTACCGAAATCAGATGCAATACTTTTGAGCATAGAAATAAACCCAACATACTGATTAAATTTGTGTGTGTAACATTTGCCGAATTCGTTGAATGGACAATCCAAACAATTGCTGTCGGCATTGCTGAAGAAATGTTTCATTCCTTTATTCTTTCCTTCGGCAATCAATTCGAATTGCTTTCTACTAAAGCTGTAGCTTTGAACGATTTTTCGTTTCTTATCAGCTTCGATTTTGTCGTTACTAGTGTTCCCTAATCTGAACACATGCACTACGTCTAATTTTCTAAATACTACTCGCATAACATTTGATTTTTTTGGTTAATAGCAAACCTACTTTGTAGGCTGAACATCCGCTCATTTAATTGCTTTCGCTGAGTTACAGCTCGTCAGTTAACCTTCGTTAAATAATACTTCGCTTGTTCTATATCTGTGCATTTCAACAGGTATTCGTAATCGATTTCAAGTCCCATTGCGCTGAGAAAATCATCAACATCGTTTAGCCTATCGTCTTGATTCTCGCCATTCTCAATGGCAAAAATTATTTCCTTTATTATTTCTTTCATATTACTAGTGTTAAGTTAAATCCATTACATAATGTGTTTTTAAGTACTACACCTTCAAACACATTGTCAATATGTATCTCCCATCCTTGTGGAAATGGAACAATTTTCATCGTTTCAATGTCAGCTGGACTTTCACCCTCAATAGTGTAATACTTAACAAAGTAATCACCATCGTAAAATGCGCCATCGAATTTAAACTCTGAGCGAATGCCAATTACCAAATTGTTATCCTCTTCGTAAATTAATGCTTCTGCTTTCATAACACTATTTTTTTTTGGTTAATACGGCATCTTGTGAATGCCGTTTCATCTATTAAAGAATCGTCAGTTAACCTTTATTTCCAATCAGTTACTAATCGCTTAGTAGTTCTGATTAGTACATCGTTTTTAAAGAATCCAATTACCTCGAATCGTCCTTCTATTCTTAAAATTTTTGCGCTCATGTGATTTGTTTTTTTTGGTTATTAATTACTTTACTTTATTGTAGAAACCTATTAATTGCGCCTCATTTGCATTCTGTAATATCCAACGATTTGAGATATTACTCCAAATGTCATATGTGACATAGGTACAGTCATAAATCTCTACCTCGCAATTGTTATTTCTGAAGAATTCTAATATTTCGATTAATTGTTCCATTGTTTTAATTGTTTTGGTTACTTACTATCCCATTGCTGTATAACCGCAAATGGGTGCACCACTTAGAAGTTTATACATTGCAAAAGCGATTGCCATTGCTACGATTCCAATGAATACTACATTGATTGTTAAATTGATTGCTCTCATATTACTTGTTTTATTTGGTTAGTGGTGTAGTGGTTATCGCTACCATTAATTAGTCACTCTAACTACACCTTGTTTGTTGGCGAAGGCTATAGCTCAGATTGAATTTCAATCCCTTGTTCCCTCAACTATTTGTTATTTGTCTTGACATCATTACTCTTTTAATTACTCTACATCAAATCTATCTGTATCTACGTACAGCCTAACAACTATCTGTCACCTCATTAAAAGCTTTTTTGTCATCGAGCTTCTTTCCAATAAACAAAGAACTTGGTTGTTGTGATGTCTCGTTTGAATCACTTCTGCTAATATAACTACTTTCTTTTGAATAAGTAACAAATGATGTGCATTATTTTTTAATCTTTTTTTCTATCTTTCGATTAACTGACTGATAAACAGCAAGTTAAACACGTATTTTTTTTTCATCTTTTTTTGTTGGTCAAGTAATTACAGCAGCATAAATGCATCTAAACCTAACGATATACCTACCTTTCAACGTCTCCTTACGCGCGTGGGATTCAATAAGGGGAAATTCGTTTCTTTGTGGGAATTGAGGGATGTGATTTTTGAACGTCTGTAGATGTGCGCCAACTTTCGACAAATGGAGCGCGGAAATAAACCTATCAATCTGATACGATTTGATGCGTATTGATACGCAATTGATACGTGAATTCATGCGCGATTATTGGAAAGCTACATACATACATACGCGACCAGGGAATTTGTGTACAATAATGTATTGACAATCAGTTAGTTATGTTCGTCTGTCACATAATTTACATTATGTTAAATAGAAGTATAACTGCCTGAGTATCAACGGAGTAACGTAACTATAGGGGAGTATGCTACGCGTATTGTATACCTATGTAGGTAGGTAGGTAGGTAGGTAGGGGAAAAAGGCTAAAAAGTTTGGAGAAAGTTACGGAAATGTGCACCCCCCATACGATTTTAGGTCGTTTTCCGGTCACGACTTTCGTCGTGAATTGTAAATATAACCCCCTACCCCTGCATATGTGATCAGTGACGCAAAGTGTTAAAAAATGACGGAAATCGACCAATAATGACGCCTAAGTGCTTAGTTGAATAAGGGTTAATTTATTGATTATCAGTTAGTTAGCTCTATTTAGTGTTAAGATGTTACTCTATTACGAAAAAAAAAAAAATTATATATATAAGAGTAAATAGATAATATAAAAAATAAAAAAAAAAAATGACGTCAGAGCCGTCACAGCGTCACAAAAAAGGCTAACGCCTTGATTAATAGGTTTTTAAGCCCAAAAATAGCGTCATTTTTGCGTCATTCTGTCGTCACAGCTCGTCATTTTCTGACATTGCGGTGTTACATTCCTGATATCCCTCCGTTATGGCTGTATAACTTTAAAAATTAAGAGATATGAAGAGGGTAGTTTTTTTGATTGGCATGATGGTAGTTTCTTTCACAGGTATTTCGCAAGATGGAATTTTTGATAACATACCATTTTTAAAAGAAGTTAAGTCGGCAGAGCCAATGGTAATGTTTAGGGAGTATGGTAATGATACAACCGTTACTATTTATGGAACTGTTTCTGAGATTAATGATTATTCAATTGGTTTTATTGAATGGGCAGGATATAAAGATGAGAATCTTTTAGAGCATGAAATAAAAAAGGATAAGGAAGTAAAAACTTACGTTATTGAATACGAAGATAAATCTGCACTTGTTACTGTTATAATAATAAGAAAGAATGATGACTATGCTGAACTATCATCTTGTATAATCAATGAGAAATAGAAGTTAGGTTCTAATAAAAAAAGCGTAGCAGAAATGCCACGCTTTTTTTTTATCTTTGCGTTACGTTTAAACATAAAAAAATAATTGTCATGGCAACAAAAAGCAAAATGTCAACCTCTACTACACGTAAGGTTACAACAAAGAGAACCGGGCCACCTACCGGTCCTCCAAATAATCCACCAAATGGTGGTACTAAAGAAACAAGGGAGCAATATGAGAAAAAGTGGGATGATTATCAAAAATTATATCAGGAGAATAAAGATTATGCTTCACAATTAGCCACTTATAAAAAACAAACTGAATTATACAATAAACTTGCTCCTAAAGGCCCATATACTTCATTAATGAAAACTAAGGCATTAACGGATGAGGAAATAAAGCTGAGAAATCAATTTGAATCTAAAAATAATCCAAATTATGTTCCTTATAAAAGGGGTACAAGAGTTGAAGCAGGTGTAAGCGTTGATCCTAAAACTGGAGATTGGATTGGAAAGTTTAATAAAGATCCTATGACTGGTAGAGAGTATACTAGGTCAGAAAGTGGCAGAGCAGTAACTGTATACGAACTTCCACAATATGAAAGGCCAACATTACCTAAAAAGCCAGGTCAACTACCAAGACAACCATATAATCCAGAATATGAGCCAAAACTTGCTTTAAAAAAACCTGGAACGGTTGGCAGTTCTGATTCTAAGTCAGTAAAAATTATACAACCAAAATTAAAAACAAATGTTGCATCTGCCATAGAAAAACCAGAAAAGGTTAAGGTTCCTAGAAGAAATGGGGGGGTTACTTTGGTTAAACAAAATGTCATGAGAAAGAATAGACAAACTGGTCCATTCAAAAACTTAAGACAAGATGTTAAATCTAAAATAACAGATATAAAAATTTCAGGAACAACAAATCAAGCAGAAAGAAAGGCTGCAAAAGAAGCTAATAAGTCTACACGAGCTGCACGAAGAACTTTTGGAAAAGAAGAAAGACTAGCCACTGGTTATCTTAAGAATCAAGGTATCATAGAAGGGGATACTAAAAAAGAGATGAAAGCAGGAATTAGGTCTTATGCTAAGAGTAATATGGCAGCTAAAAAAGCAGATAAGCTATCCGGTTCATTTAAAGAAAGAAAAGCAGAAGGAATATATGAGTCTAGAAAACAGGCTGTTAAGACAGCTAAAAAAGCAGTAAAATACGTTAGCAGACTTGAAAAAGGAAAAATCCGTTCCTTTACTCCTGAGGCTTTAGGAAAAACAAAAGAAGTTTCTGCTAAAGTTCAAACTACTACAGTTGGAAAAGGTAAAAACAAAAAAACAATTGGAGTAGCAGTAGTTCCTACCAAAAAGTCTACAAGAATGCAGGCTGGAAGGTATGTTTACTAAGATATACAACCAATAAACTGAAAAAAAGTGGCTCAATCGGGTCACTTTTTTTTATATTTGCACCAAATTAAATCAAATGATAGTTAAACAGGTATTATTAGACGAGAATGGGCGCAACAAACTGAAGTCCGGCATCTCGATCATTGAGGCGGCAGTGTCCTCCACGTTGGGTCCTTGCGGACAGACGGTATTGGTAGAGTCAGAGAACCACATCGGTGGTGTGACGGTGACAAAGGACGGAGTGACTGTAGCCAGGTCTATTAACTTGTACGATCCTGTAGAGAACCTCGCTGTGCAGTTGGTACGTGAGGCGGCATCGAAGACAGCTACGATGGCAGGGGATGGCACAACAACGAGCATCGTGTTGACTAAGGCGATCATTGACTCGTTTGAGTCTATGGCGCAGGGAGCCAACAAGACGGAGGTGCTGAGGAACATACAGATGTTTGCAGAGAAGGTGTGTAAGATATTAGACAAGAAGTCTAAGAGGGTTAATGGGAAGGTATTGCTAGATGTGGCAACGATTTCAGCGAACAACGATCCTGTGATAGGTAAGCTAATCGCTGATGTATATAGCCATGTGAGTTACGTTGTAGTGGAGAACAGTAAGACTACTAAGACCTACAGCGAGATAATCTCAGGTATTAGGGTTCAGCGTGGATGGACATCGAAGTACTTCGTGAATGACCACAAGAAGAACGAGTGCGTGTTAGAGGATGCGTATGTGTTGGTAACAGATGGTGAGATAAGTAACTTAGCGAATATTGAGAATATATTGGCTCCAATAGTAAGAGACAATAAGCCGTTGTTGATCATTGGTAACCTATCCCCACAGGTATTGGCTACGCTTAGTATGAACGTAGTGAAGAACAAGATACGTTGCTGTAACATTATGCCTCCTAACTTTGGATATAGGAAGGATGACATGATGCGCGACATCGCAGTAGCTCTTGGCGCACACTACTACAGCGAGTCTACCGGAGACAACTTATCGTTGTGTTCTATGGATGGCTTGGGTAAAGCGAAGAGAATAATCGTTGGTCAGGATAACACTGTGATCGTTCCGATGGAGGAGAGTCCGAAGTTGCATGACTACATCTTGCAGTTGCGAGAGAGTATAGAGCAGGAGACAATAGAGGCTGATGTGCAGTTCCTAAACGAGCGTATTGCCAACATCTTCGGTGGCATAGGTGTGATCTACGTAGGGGCGCAGAGCGACATTGAGCAGAAGGAGTTGAGGGATAGGATCGATGACGCAGTGTTAGCAGTGAAGGCCGCCAAGGAAGAGGGTGTATTACCTGGAGCAGGGTTGGCGTTGATACGCGGTATGCATGGATTGGATGGGTTCAGTAAGGTGTTTAACGTGGACGAGTATGAGGCTGAGAAGATTATGCTCAACGCGATGTATGCACCGTTCAAGAAGATATGCGCCAACGCAGGCCTTGTTTGGGAGGATATATTCGGTGAGCTAGTAGACGGAGGCTTTTGGCACGGTGTAGACGTTAAGAACAATAAGTATGGCGACATGATGCGTATGGGTGTCATTGACCCATGTAAGGTTACTAAGAGTGCGCTGATGAACGCTGTGAGCGTTGCTGTGACGATATTGAGTACGAATGCGATAATAACTAACGTAAGAGATAATGATAGCACTAAATAGCTTCTTGTTAGTAGAGCCTTGTAAGGTAGAGGCTCAAGAGAGTAAGAGCGGTCTATTGCTCAGTGGGAAGGAGGTTACTAAGCAAAGGTATCAAGAGGGTATCGTTGTGGTGTCCAGTGAGCATAACGGCAGCATTAAGAAGGGTGACAGGATCGTATACGATGCGGTGCAGGGACACGACTACAGGAGTGGTGAGTCTACGTATCGAATGATTCAGTATCGGGATGTCGCTTTGATTCTTTGAGTTCATCGTTGAACTTATTGATTGCCATCGCGTATACTTTATCTGAGTAACGCTTGGAGCTGAAGATAGTGTTGCGTCTTGGCGATGTAGGAATGGGTTCATTACCTAGCATCATTTGGTACATACGTGTGATTAGACGCTTACCAGTGCGCGTAAGTTCATAGAGGCGAGCCTCATTACCGAGAGGCTTACGCCATACGTGTATCATACCGTTACGCATAAGGCGTTGGAACCGTTCCCTGTCCCACGAGAATATGTTGTTGTACTCTTCGAAGTTTACTGTTTTGAACAAGCGTTCGTCATGAAGGAAGAACAGCATCTCTAGGTCTGCCTCGGTAAGGTTGTAGTTACGCTTCGCCCAGTACTTGATGACCTTGTAGTACTTCATGAAGTTATGCTCCGGCTCCGCGCGATCTGCGACAAGTACTCTCTTCTTTCTTTTTTTCTTGACGTTTTTCCTCTTAATTAGGATGACAGGTCTTCTCTTAACTGTTCCAATCATGTCACAAAAATAGAGTATATTTGCGACATAATGAGCATATTCCCTCGCCCACTTAAGAAAGTTTTAGACAAGATTATACCATTCTCACAGGAGGATAAAGTCCCTACATTTAACTTGGGTAGTGGCACTGCTGACAACACGACATTCTTAAGGGGAGACGGCACATGGGCCACTCCATCCGGAGGATCGGGTAGTATACCTCATGGTACTGCATCTGGAACGGACACGTATACGGTTACTATTGCCGGTGTAACAGCCTACAACGATGGCGATGCGTTCCTTGTTCGTTTTTTAACTGGTAATACGACAGGTTGTACGCTTAATATAAATGGTCTTGGAGCTAGGACACTGTACCGTAACAACGATGGTGTACTTATAGGCGGAGATATTGTCAATGGAGCTGAGATGCTGTGCGTATATAACTCTACTATATCTGGATTTCAAACCATTGGTACAGCACCCAACACGTTGATCTCGTACGTTACAAACGCAGACTCTGTTACGATAACAAAAGGACAACCTGTGTATGCGTTTGGAGGTCAGGGAGATAGACTTACTGTTAAGCTTGCAAACAACTCATCTGACGCGACATCAGCACAGACAGTAGGGTTAGTTATATCTACATCGATTGGAGCGAACCAGAAGGGCTTAATAATGGTGAACGGTCTATTGGATGGGTTGAGTATTCTTCCGACATCTACGTGGTCCGATGGTGATGCTGTGTATCTAGGAGCTACAGCAGGATCAATAACGAACGTTAAGCCTGTAGCACCTAACCACTTGGTTTATCTTGGGTTTGTGACTACAGCGAACAACGGATCAGCAGGACGTATGTACATTAGAGTTCAGAACGGATACGAGCTTCAGGAGCTTCACAACGTAAGCATACCTACTACTCCATCAGATGGGCAGGTATTAACATATGAGCTGTCTACATCACTGTGGAAGGCTAAGACAGTATCGTCAGGACTTACTGTAGGCACAACAGCTATTGCGAGTGGAACGATTGGAAGAATATTATTTCAAAATGGAGGTAATGTTCTAGGTCAAGACTCTGCCTTATTTTGGGATAATACTAATAAAAGATTTGGTGTTGGAGCTACTCCAGACACGGCAGTAAGACTTGACGTAAGAACTCAAGGAGCATTAACTACAGATGTAGGGTTTAGGGTTAGGAATAGTGCTGATACTCAGAACATATTAACTGTAAATGGTAAGGGTCATGTTTGGTCTACTGGACCAGGATTTGTGTCATCAAATACTTCATATGGACAGAATGCGTTAACGGCTAATACTACAGGGGCAAATAACACTGCATTTGGAGTTAATGCGTTGATAACAAATACAAGTGGAAGTCAAAGCACAGCGATTGGATGGGGGGCACTTCAATTAACAACAGGAATTGGAAATACAGCTTTAGGATTTTCAGCAGGACAGATTAATGCTGGTGGAACTTATAATACTTATATGGGATATGAGGCCGGTAAAAATGGAAGTAGTCCTACTGGAAATACATTTATAGGGTTCAGTGCTGGAGCCAATGTAAACTCACAGTATGGTGTATATATAGGATATACAGCTGCTGCTGGAGCTGCTTCTGGTAGTGGATGTATAGCTATAGGATATAACGCAGGTCCTGGTACAGGAGGACATAACTTATCTATAGGGCAGTCTGCTGGTGTAGGAATGAGTACTGGATCATTTAATATGCATCTAGGGTATAGAAGTGTAGGAAGTGGGGTAACCACAGGAAACTATAATACATTAATAGGATCAGATATAGTTGTAGGTAACGTTAGTAATAATGCAGTTTTGGCTGATATGCAAGGAAATCAAGCCATCAGAAAGGATGCTAATCATAATGTTATTCTAGGAAGAGAAGTAGCTTTAGCTACTAATGCCACAAATGGATTCACATATATACCAACTTGTGCAGGAATCCCTACAGGTGTTCCAACAGCTGTAACAGGAAAAGCTCCATTAGTAGCAGATAGTACAAATAACAAACTTTATATATATCTAGGTGGGGCATGGCAAGCCCTGAATTAAATTTTAATTTATGGGACTATTAATAATCGGAACAGATCAAAACAAAATTACAATTGTAGGCACGGAAATAGAAGTACCAAACGTGTATGCACGAATTGAGTTTGCAGGAAGAGCAGATGGTAAAACGTTAGAGATAGCAATTGCCACGTATGCAAGCAAGGATGCCTTTAAGGGTGGAGCAAGTGTCTTTAGCACAAGCGTTCAACAAGGTAGCTTAACAGTTGAGTTACAAGAAGGAGAAGAACAGAGCATCAATACTGCACTACAATACAGTAAAACTGCTTACGAGCAGATGGGGTATATAGTTAATATAGTATTGTAAAAATACGTATATTTGCGTTATGAAAAATAAGTATCCATACAACAAACCATACATTTCCAATGCTACTTATATCGATAAGTTGATTTCATTGAAAAAGTCAATGAATGACATGAAGGAAATGGAGGACGAGGCTAAAGAAGCCCGAATTAAAATGTCCATGATGAACGGAATGTCCATGATGAACATGATGAAGAAGAAGAAATGATACAGCTTATAAAACGGCATAAAGGACTTGGTGATACGGTAGAGTTTCTTACGGAGAAGACGGGCATCAAGTACGCTGTTAATAAGGCTGTTGAGTTAGGAATAATAGAAGACTGCGGATGTGAAAAGCGGAAGCAGTTGCTAAATGAATTAGTACCTTATGGCAACAAAGGGGAGAACAGCGAAGTATTACGCAGCGAATCCTGAAGCACGCGAGAAAAGGCTTCAGTATCAACGCGAGTACAATAAGCAAGACAAGGAACGAAAGAAACGAGTCGAGCTTAATCGCGCTAACCGGAAGGCAGGTACGTATGGAAATGGTGACGGACTTGATATGAGCCACACGAGGGGTGGAAAAATAGTAAAGGAAGGATACCGAACGAATAGAGCAAGAAACGGAGCAAACGGTAAAACAACAAAAAAATAAAGTCAGATGGCAAATTCGTATAGTGAAATATTAACAGGAAGAGGTGGAACAGTTATCCTAAATGACACCAGTGCATACCAAGGAAGAGTATACGCAATCGCTGTTTTGGAAGATACACTTTTCGATACATTAGAAACTATTGATGTCAACAGCATCATAACAGATGTTTTGGCTGATCAAATTGCTGATCCACTTGTGGCTGTTAAAGCAGGAGCATTACTTACTCCAAGGGATATCAATCAACCATTCTATAACATTACCCTTACTTCAGGTAGTGTTACTCTTGTTCTTAAGTAATGTATAACTTCGGATCCATACCGTTCTTTGCATCTAACAACAACTTGATAGATAAGAATCCATCAGGTGTGCCAAGTTGTTATGTAAGTCCAACAATTATTGGGCGCACGAATGTTGGTTCTATAGTGTCAGTAAGTGTTGGTTCATGGACAAATACTCCATCAAGATTTGATTATAAATGGTATATAGATAATAGTTTTACTTCAGACCTTGAGACATTTGAAATAGATGAACGATTTTTAGGGATGTATGTTAAATGTGTTATAACTGCTTCAAATGATTATGGATTAAGTGTAGCATCAACTGCATCAGTATTAATAACAGAATATTAGTCATGACAACCTCAAGTATACCAGTAACACTTTTTATAATAGGAATAGTAGTGGCTATTATAGGTTATTTTTTACGCATAGCACACGCAGACCTTAAGAAGGTTGTTGATAGTCAAAGTAAAATAATTGAAGATCAAGGCAAGCTTAAAGGTAAGATAGAATTGGTAGAACAAGAATCACGCCTAAAATATCAAGCTCTTATGGAGCAAACACAGCTAGAAATACAGAACTTAGCTAGAAACGTAAGTGATTTGTCTTTAGCTGTGAGAGAATTAATAATTAATCGATGAAAAAGTTTTATGCTCCTACTCCTGTAAAATGGAGAAAAATAGGAGATTCCCTTCTTGCTGCAAGCGCAACAATTACATCATTTGCCATATACGAGAAAGTAGAGTGGCTTGCATACGTTGCATTATTTAGTGGTGTAATTGGAAAATTTTTATCAAATTTGTTCTCTGAAGAACAATCTAATAATTAATTTATGGAAAAGCGCAAAGAAGACTTCGAAGTAAAAGTCAAAAAGCAAGGGAAGAATGTTGAAGTTGAAGTTGACACAAAGAATGTCGATATTCGATTTGACAAAACAGAAACAGATAAGCATTTCAAAATGCATGGTAAAAACCTTACAGTAGAAGTTGACAAGACTCCTGAAGGAACTAATGTAAATGTGGATGCTCAAAAAGGATTCTTCCAAAAAGTTGGCGGAATTATCGCCAAGTTAGTAACTCGTAAATTCAGAAAGTAATGTCTTTGCTAGACCTATCTAAGATCAAACAGGTTCCAATGTCTGAGTCTCAGTACATCAGAAAGGAAACTAAAAAGTTACAAATCGTTCTACACCATACTGCCGGAAACTCTTCTGGTCCTGGAGTGATTAAGATGTGGGAAAATGATGACAGAGGTCGTATTGCGACTTGTGTAACCATCTCAGGTAAAGGACTTAGCAAGGATACGTTTGACGGAGAGATATGCCAAGCATTCTCATCAAAATATTGGGCATATCACCTAGGTATTAAGCCTGATGTATTCCGTGCAATGGGAGTTCCTTATCGTTCTATTGACCCTAATGCAATAGGTATTGAGATATGTAACTGGGGGCCACTTAAGCTGAAGTCAGACGGCAAGTACTACAACTATGTTGATAGAGTAGTTCCTGCCAATCAAGTTTGTGAGTTGGCTGTACCATACAAAGGACATAAATACTACCACGCATATACAGATGCACAGATTGAGTCTACTCGTCAGTTGTTGGTGTATTGGAACAAGATATGGGATATTCCACTTACGTACAATGAGGATGATATGTGGAAAGTGTCTAAGAATGCATTAACAGTTGTTCCGGGAGTGTATACTCACAACTCATACCGAAAGGATAAGAGCGATATCTCTCCTCAACCAAAGATGATTGAAATGCTAAAATCACTTTCTAATGGCATCTAAGGTAAAAGCACCTAGTGTTACAAGGATAGGCAAGCCTAAAGTATCTCGTCCTAGAGTACACGCAAAAAATAAAATGTCACAGTTAAAGAGTAGCAAGAACTACACTAAGCTGTACAAAAAACAAGGACGATAAAATTTAGTATATTTGCACTATGGGAAAGATAAATAACTACACCGTAGGCCCTGCTAAGGCAGGTGATAAAATAATCTGTTCTGATGCAGATACTGGAGTAACAAAAAACATAACTCCTCAAGAGATTATTGACATTGAGCGTTCTACAAGTATCTATCGCGCATATCTTACTCAAACATCAAATACAGCACCTGTAGCTACACTTATTCCTGGTAACACAATTACCGGAACATGGTCTTACGACCAAACAGGTGTTTATTTATTTACATCTATAGATACATTTGCCAATGCAAATGCAGCTCTTCTTATTAGTGTTGCTTCATTACAAGATAGTACGTTTGAATTTGCTGTATTAAATGATGACGAAATCACGTTAAATACATACTCAGCAGGGAGTGCATCAAATGGCCAACTAAATGGAACATATGTCGAATTAATAGTACACGCAAATTAATATTTCGTATATTTGTTTACTCTTAATTTTTCTTGATTATCTACTCGTTAGATTGGGGCTACTTCGGTAGCCCTTTTTTTTATATCTTTGTCACAAATTAAATAAAATGGAAAAACAATTAACAGCAGAAGAACTAGAGAGATTTAACGCAGCACGTAAAAACTATTACGAACTACGTTCTCATTTGGCAGATATCGCCATCACAGAAGAAAGACTTAAGATAGATAAGCAAACAACCCTTACAAACATTGAGATTGCTCAGAATGAAGTAGGTGTGTTGCAGAAAGAATTCTATGACAAATACGGAGAAGGAAGAATAGACACCGAGTCCGGAATGATAATTACCCAATGATCATTAGAAAGATATCAATAGGTACTGATCCACTGAATGCTATGCATTATCAAGTGGGTAAGCCTGTAATGAAGGGCGAGTATATCGTATTTGATATCATGCAGAATGAGAATGGGTTAATTGATGTATGGGTAGAGAAGAATGGAGAAGCTGTAAAGTGGAAGTCCATAAATACCACTATGCCTGTCACTATAGAGTACAACATAAACTTCTAAGATGCAATCACCACATTACTTTGTAATACGCCCCAACAAAGGCGTTAGGTACGATAATACGCGCCAATATGGCGATAAAGAGTTCATCATATCTTCCTCTCAAGAAGACCATACTGTAACAAATAGAGTAGGTATTGTTGAATCTGTTCCAATTGGATACGATGGTAATATTAAACCAGGAGACCAAATAATCGTTCATCATAACGTCTTTCGTATATATTACGATATGAAGGGAGAAGAACGTTCAAGTTGGAATCATTACAAGGATGACATATTTATTGTAGAAATGGATCAAGTGTTCTTGTACAGAGATCCAGAAGGTGATTGGTGTGCGCCATATCCGTTCTGTTTTGTTAAGCCAATTAATAAGGAAATAGATGAGAAGTTGGTTATTGACACAGGAATACTAATTCACTTGCATGGTATTATTGAGTATATTCCTGAAAATAATGTACTTAAGAAAGGAGATATGGTTTCTTTTCAGCCAGAGTCAGAGTATGAGTTCAGAATAAACAATGAGATAATGTATCGCATAAAACTTAAGAACCTATGCTTAAAGATCTAACAGAGAAGAAAAGCAGAGTACTTGAGGCAGCAGAAAGGTCTGTAGATGAACTCATTAAGGTGTTAGAGATGAAGATAATAACTGACTCTTTTGACGATGAGCTAGGTGCAGATAAAATGAAGAATGCAGCAGCAGCAAAACGCCTAGCGTTTGAAGATGCGCTGTCTATACTTGAGCGCATAGATCAAGAGAGAGCAAAGAGTTCGGAAGTAGAACAAAAAATAGTTAATCCAAACAGCGGATTCGCTGAAGGTAGAGCAAAATCAAATGGTAAAAAATCATAACTATGACATATACCGCGTTGCCAATGATCACATTGGAGATATTGCTATTAGGAATAAGAATAGACTAAGGTCTTGGGACTATGGATACAATAAGGAGTATAATGTTGTGGTCATATCGAAGGATGGAACAATTGGTGATATATATGAGATTAATGGGCTATTTGTAGCACTGCCAAAGACACCATCTGATGTTCCTACAGGAGATAATAAGTGGGTTGCTGCTGAGTACCCCAAAGAACTAAAGAACATTAAGACATCGTTCGAATGGATGCGTAGAGATAACGTATTTAAGAACCAATGGATTGACTACATAGAGCAAGAGTTCGATAGGCGTGAACTTGGGCACTGGTTTATGAATAACAATAAGCCAACATACATCACAGGAACACACTATATGTACCTACAATGGTCCAAGATAGATATCGGTCTTCCGGACTTTCGTGAGTCAAACAGGATATTCTACATCTATTGGGAAGCATGCAAAGCAGATAATAGGTGCTACGGCATGTGCTATTTGAAGAACAGACGTAGTGGTTTCTCGTTCATGAGTTCCGGTGAAACATCAAACATAGGTACAATATCCAAAGACTCTCGTCTAGGTATACTGTCTAAGACAGGATCTGATGCTAAGAAGATGTTTACCGACAAGGTTGTACCTATTGTACGTAACTACCCATTCTTCTTTAAGCCTGTGCAGGATGGTATGGATAATCCAAAGACAGAACTATCGTTTAGGGTTCCTGCATCCAAGATTACCAAGAAGAGTATGAACGAGGAGAAAGACCTTGGAATCACAGGTCTTGACACAACTATCGACTGGAAGAACACAGCTGACAACAGCTACGATGGTGAGAAGTTGCTACTATTAGTACATGATGAATCTGGTAAGTGGGAGAAGCCTGAGAACATACTAAACAATTGGCGTGTAACAAAGACCTGTCTTCGTCTTGGTAGTAGGATTATTGGTAAGTGTATGATGGGTTCCACATCCAACGCACTATCAAAGGGTGGTGATAACTTCAAGAAGTTATTCATGGACTCTGATCCACGTAAGCGATCATCAAACGGACAAACTAAATCAGGTCTATACAGCCTATTCATTCCTATGGAGTGGAACTTCGAAGGGTACATTGACCAGTATGGATGGCCTGTATTAGAAGACCCTAAGACACCTATACTAGGTATCGATGGTGACATGATTGAAAACGGTGTAATTACTTATTGGAACAATGAAGTAGATGCACTTAAGAATGACCCCGATGCACTCAACGAGTTCTATAGACAGATGCCTAGAACAGAGTCTCACGCGTTTAGAGATGAGTCTAAGCAGTCTTTATACAACTTATCTAAGATATATCAGCAGATAGACTATAACGACTCTCTAATCAAAGATAGAGTACTTACTAAGGGTAACTTCCATTGGAAGAACGGAGAGAAAGACACGGAAGTAATATGGACTCCTGAAGCGTCGGGTAAATTTACCTTGTCGTGGATACCACCAATAGGTATTAGGAATAATGTAATAAAAGATAGAAATGGAAGAAGAAGACCTGGAAATGATTATTTGGGGGCTTTTGGCTGTGATCCCTATGACATATCTGGCACAGTGGGTGGCGGTGGATCTAATGGTGCTTTACACGGCCTCACCGGATTCCATATGGACTCCAATGCGCCTACTAATCAGTTTTTTCTTGAATATGTAACAAGAACACAAACAGCAGAGATATTCTTTGAAGATGTACTAATGGCTATATGCTTCTATGGCATGCCAATACTTATTGAGAATAATAAGACTAGACTGCTTTACTACTTAAAAGACAGGGGATACAGAGCGTTTTCTTTGAATAGACCGGACAAACACATATCTAAACTATCTAAGTTTGAATCAGAAGTGGGTGGTATACCTAACTCGTCTGAAGACGTTAAGCAGGCTCACGCCTCTGGAATAGGTTCATATGTAGAACAATACGTAGGGTATGACTCAGAAGGTACGTACAGAGAATCCGATGAAATGGGTAACATGTACTTCACTAGGACACTAGAAGAATGGGCTAAATTTGACATCAACAACAGAACTAAATTTGATGCCGCAATTAGCTCAGGATTAGCGATAATGGCAACACGAAAGAACCAAACTACTAAGGAGACAGAAAAGTCAAAAATTAGTATTAAATTTGCAAGATACGACAATAGTGTTGGCAACGTTAGTCAATTAAAGAGATAATGGATAAAAAACCATCTGTAGTTATTAGTAGCACTCCATTTCCAAATCAAATGGCCACGGATGCTGAGAAGGCATCTAAGGATTATGGTTTAAAGGTTGGGAAGTCTATTGAAGGCGAATGGTTTAGAAGAGTTAACTCCGGAAACTGTCGTTACTATGATCAATATCTAGAGTTCCATAAGTTACGTTTGTACGGACGAGGTGAGCAACCCACAGAGATGTACAAAAAACTTTTAGCTGTAGATGGAGATTTATCGTTCCTTAATTTAGATTGGAAGCCTGTACCTATCATCCCAAAGTTTGTGGATATAGTAGTTAATGGTATGGCTGATCGTCTTTATGCAATTAAGGCGCAATCACAGGACGTAATGTCCGCTGAAAAAAAGAATGTATTTCAGGACATGGTTGAGTCCGATATGCTTACTAAAAACATATTGGATAAAACAAAGCAAGAGTTTGGTATCGATGCTTACAATGTTCCACCAGATGAAATACCCGAGAATGATGAAGAGCTTTCTCTTTACATGCAATTAAAGTATAAGCCGTCTATCGAAATCGCAGAAGAGATTGCAATCAATACTCTTTTGGATATGAATGACTACAAGGATGTAGTTAAACCACAAGTAGATAGAGACTTAACAGAGATTGGCATTGGTGCTGTAAAGCATTCATTCTATCCTGGAGCAGGAGTTAAAATAGAATACGTTGACCCTGCCGCACTTGTTTATAGTTATACCGAGAAGCCTGACTTCTCTGATGTGTACTACATTGGTGAAGTAAAACAAGTTCACTACACTGAACTACGCAAAATGAGTCCGGAACTAACGGATGAGCAGTTGACAGATATTAAAAATTCTGGCTCTGCGTGGTATAACTATTGGCCTGTTATTAGAACATTCCAAGAGGATGTGTTTAATAATGAGATGGTTACCCTACTTTACTTCAACTACAAGACTGAGAAACGTTTTGTATACAAAAAGAAGAAGCTAGAGAACGGAGGGGAACGAGTTATTAGAAGAGATGAGAACTTTAAGCCTGATTCTGAAAACCCATCGTTTGAGCGGTTGGATGTTGTCAAGGATGTATGGTACGAGGGAGTTCTTGTTTTGGGTAGCAACATTCTTATTAAGTGGGATCTTCTTAAGAATATGGTGCGACCTGATGCGGCAACCGAAAAGTCACTTTGTAATTACATTATAAATTCACCAAGTATGTACAAGGGACAAATACAGTCTCTTGTAAAACGAATGATTCCATTCGCTGATCAAATACAATTAACACATCTTAAGCTACAGCAAGTGATGTCACGCGTTGTTCCTGATGGTGTATTTATCGATGCAGATGGTATCTCTGAAGTAGACCTTGGAACAGGAGCCGCATATAATCCGGAAGATGCACTTAAGATGTACTTTCAAACTGGTTCGGTAGTTGGTCGTAGCTATACAGGTGATGGAGAGTTTAACAACGCACGAGTTCCTATTCAGGAACTACAGACCAATAGTGGTGCATCTAAGATGTCTGCGTTGATTAATCACTACAACTATAACCTAAATATGATACGCGATGTCACAGGTCTTAATGAGGCTCGTGATGGTTCTACTCCTGATCCTAACGCACTTGTTGGTGTTCAGAAGTTAGCGGCATTGAATAGTAACGTAGCCACACGACACATCCTACAAGGAGGTCTAATGGTTACTAAGCGATTGTCTGAAGGTATATCACTACGTGTAGCTGATATCCTTAACTATGCAGACTTCAGAGAAGAATTCGCAATGCAGATTGGCAAGTACAACCTTGCTATACTTGATGATATCAAGAACCTATACTTACATTCATTTGGTATATTCATAGAGCTTGCGCCAGATGAAGAAGAAAAACAGCAAGTAGAACAGAATATACAGATAGCACTTAGTAGAGATCAGATTGATCTTGAAGACGCTATTGATATTCGTATGATTAAGAATCTTAAACTCGCCAATGAATTGCTCAAAGTTAAGCGTAAACGCAAAACAATGGAGCGTCAGAAGCGAGAAGATATGCAGTCTCAGATACAAATGCAGATTAACATGCAGTCTCAAGAAGCTGCTGCACAGCAGAAGCAACAGACAGCACAAATGGAGGCTCAAGCTAAGATTGCCATCAAACAAAACGAAGCACAACTTGATATGCAACGTATGCAGTTTGAAGTTGAAAAGAAGAAAGAGTTGATGGCACTAGAGTTTGAGTACAACATGCAACTTAAAGGTATCGAAACTGACAACTTAATGAAGAGAGAGAAAGAGCGTGAAAAAGCAAAAGACAAGCGTGTAGACCTACAGGCAACTCGTCAGTCAGAGCTTATTAATCAGCGTAAAAACAATCTTCCTCCATTAAGTTTTGAGTCTGAAGAAGATTCATTAGACAACTTTGATTTAGGATCATTTGAACCAAGATAATTATGTTAAAGCCTAGTAAAATAAAAGTAAATCCTTACCTATCAGGAACTGGTAGTAAGAATAGATATGATATCGTAGGAGGTGTAACAATGTCTCGTGGTCCTGTATCTTTAGATATATCAACCTCAGCAGGAAGCGATTATAGACCAGAGACAGATATTACTCTAGGTGTAAACATACCTATTACTAAGAGAGTAAAAAACAAACGCAAGTTTCTGTAAATGGCATATATAGAACATAACTTCTTTCCACTGAAGGTTTTTGTTCGTAATGAGTACATGTATCAGTTTAAGAAAGGTCATGGTGAATTTACGGAAGGAATAATTGTTTCTGTAAGATGTCTTCCTGGACAGGCTGCATTGTTTCAGGTGTTATTGAATAATGGTGTGATGCGTGATAAATTGCCATCACATGCGTTATTAACGACAGATAAACTGCCAAATCCCGATTTACCGTTCCATATTTTACAAATTTGGAATTGTTTTAGTTATAATTTCACACTCACGCAGTTGTCTTACGTGTATGATTCTCCAGTAGAAGTATACATGAAAGATAGAAAGTGGTATGAAGGAACATACTATGCAACTATCAATTGGGGTTCTGGAGACATAAATACAGATATTAGTTTAGCTGAAGATCCATTGGAGCATCACACCATATGATTTTGCTTGATAATGGTCAGATAGCACTACAGCCCAATAATAGGATAAAGTGGTCAGAGCCATCATTCGTTACTAAAGAGTTTCCTACAAAGCCTGACTATATGGTTAATAAAGAGTACTTTAACTGTGAAGGCTTTGAGAAGTGGCAGACAGAAGATTCTGAGAGAATGTTTTACGATAATGAATAAGTTATGAAGAAGGGACTATATGCAAACATTCATGCTAAAAGAGCAAGAATAGCCGCAGGATCAGGAGAATCTATGCGTAAACCTGGAACTAAAGGTGCGCCTACAGCAAAGGCATTCAAGCAGTCTAAGAAAACAGCTAAGAAGAAATGATAAAGAACAGGATAAATGACAGCATAGGTAAGTATAAGAAGTTTAAAAGTACATTACCAGACAACTTGAGATTAGGAAAATCAAGTAGTTATGCTATGAAAAGAAGTTGGAGAGACTCAGGAAAACCTAAAAATTTTGATGAGGCAAAAGAAAACATGTTTTTTCCGGTTTACCATCCTGAAGAAGATAAAACTATATATCATGGTTCTTCTGTAAGTAATAAGTCTGGTAAATTTTATAAACCAAAATCTCACAAAAGTACATACATGGAGTTAGAGGGGTATAGAGATAATCCAGATATGAAAGAATTTAGGGAAAATACTAAACTTGTTTCAAGAGGAAAGTATTGGAAATATAAAGCAAAAACTAATAGAGATGTTAAAAACTCTACTAAAGTAGATGCTAGAACAAATAAGAGGATAGAAAAAGGAATTTCTATGTCAAAGAATACTAAGAAGAAATGAAAGACTCTCGTTTAGATAGAGCAGGAGTAACAGGATTTAATAAGCCTAAGCGAACTCCAGGTCATCCTACTAAGTCACACATTGTTGTGGCTAAAGTTGGTGACATTATTAAGACTATTCGTTTCGGACAACAAGGAGTTAAGACCAATCAGACTGTCGGGCAACGTGAAGCGTTTAAAAGCCGTCATGCTAAAAACATTGCTAAAGGAAAACTGTCTGCTGCATACTGGGCCGATAAGGCAAAGTGGAGTCCAAGCAAGACTGCATCACCAAGCAAAAAGTGGGTGAAAGGCTCTTGATAATATATATAGAAAAATTTACTTAACTTTGTACCAATTAAATCAAATGTAATGGAAGAACCGAAATTCACAGTACGCGCTGTCGACTTTGAAGAAAAGTCTCTGCAAGAGATAGAGACAGAATTAATCGAGCAGCACCAACAGGAAGTAGCTGAAGCATCTTCAGAGGCTCCTAGAGAGGCACAACAAGAGACGGTTGATGCTTCATTGCAAGAGGGATCAGTAACGACTGATGCCCCACAAAATATAGAGATTGATGATAACGTGATTCTTTCTCACATTAAAAACAAGTACAATAGAGAGGTTAGTTCTATTGACGAATTAATTCAAGAACGAGCTGTTCAAGAAGAATTAGAGTCAGACGTAGCTGCCTTTCAGAAGTACAAAAAAGAAACAGGGCGTGGAATAGAGGACTTTGTTAAGTTGAACAGAGACTTGTCCACAGCAGACCCTGAAAGATTGCTTGCTGATTATTACCGAGATCAAGGTGATGATGACGAGGATGTCGAATATAGGTTGAGTAGGTTCTCCTACGATGAAGACCTAGATTCAGAGGATGAGATCCGCGAACGCAAGCTATCTAAAAAGCAAGAGCTTAAAAAGGCGATTAAGCATTTTGAAGATCTAAAGGAGCAGTACAAGGTTCCTCTTGAGTCAAGAGAGTCATTTGTTCCCCAAGAAGAGAGAGAAGCTTATGAATCCTTTCAAGCATATAAGCGTAACCAATCCTCTGAGCTTGAAGAACAGACCAAGAAGTCTGAGTTTTTTCAGAAGAAGACAAACGAGTTATTCTCCAACGATTTCGATGGATTTCGATTTAATGTTGACGATAATACAAACATTGTTTTCAAACCTGGTGAAGCGAAAGACATCATGGCGAAGCAGTCTAACATAGTGAACTTTATCAACAACTTTTTAGATGATAATGGTTACTTAAGGGATGCTGCACAGTTCCACAAAGCTATCGCTATGGCTATGGATCCAGATAAAACTGCTAGGTTTTTCTATGAAAAAGGTAAATCCGACGCAGTGACTAATTTTGATAGAGAGTCTAAGAATATAGATATGCGAAGTTCACCGACACCAACACCAAAGGCAGGTGGATTCCAAGTCAAAGTAATAGAAGATGGTTACGAAGGTAAATTAAAATTTCGTAAACGTTAAACTAAAGTAAAATGGCAGGTTCATTGTTAACAACGCCCGGGGTAAGTTTAACCCCTAGCACGGTAAAGAATACTTTACCAACAAATTATTTATCTAGCACTGATTTCGATTTCTTGAATCAGTATCTTCCTGATACTTACGAGCAAGAATTTGAGCGATATGGTAATCGTTCTATTGCGTCTTTCCTACGTAATGTTAGTGCTGAGGTACCTTCAGCTTCTGACTTGATTAAGTGGGCAGAGCAAGGTCGTTTGCATACTAAATTTACAGGATTGACATATGCATCTATTTCATCTGGAACACAGGTTTTTACTATGGCTGGTTCTGATGTTTGTAACTTCCGTGTTAATCAAACTGTATTTTTATCTTCTGAATCAACAAGTGCATTTGCAAAAGGTATTGTTACAGCAGTAGCTTCTAACGGAACTACGTTTACTGTAGCATACTATGACAATGCATACAATTCAACTTCTCCTTTTGCTTCAGGAACTGTTACTGCATTTGTATATGGTTCTGAGTTTAAAAAAGGTGATTTAGGAATGACTGGTTCACTTGATCCAGTTGATGATATCTTCGAAGTTAAGCCTGTAATCATTAAAGACAAATTTGAAGTATCAGGATCTGATATGGCTCAAATTGGTTGGGTTGAGGTTACTACTGAAAATGGTGCTACAGGATACCTTTGGTATGTTAAAGCAGAGCATGAAACTCGTCTACGTTTCGATGATTATCTTGAAATGATGATGATTGAACACGTTCCTACTGAAGCTACTTCAGGAGCTGCTGGTGTATTAGGTACAACTTCAGGATCTCAAGGTTTATTTGATGCTATCGAAACTCGTGGTAATGTATGGTCTGGAGGTAATCCATCTACATTAGGTGAGTTCGATGATATCGTTAACCGATTGGATAAGCAAGGTGCTATCGCTGAAAACGTATTGTTCGTTAATCGTGAGTTCTCTTTCGATATCGATGATATGTTGGCTGCTCAAAACTCTTACGGAGTTGGTGGTACTTCTTATGGTTTGTTTGACAACGATAAAGACATGGCTATTAGCCTAGGATTTAGTTCTTTCCGTCGTGGTTATGACTTCTACAAGTCTGACTGGAAGTACTTGAACGATGCTACTCTTCGTGGTGGTCTTGTTGGTGGTGCTGTAAACGGAGTTCTTATCCCTGCTGGTACTATGTCAGTATACGATCAAATCATGGGTAAAAACATGAAGCGTCCATTCCTTCACGTTCGTTACCGTGCTTCTGAGGCTGAAAACCGTAAGTTTAAAACTTGGGTTATCGGTTCTGCTGGAGGTGCTGCTAATAGTGAGCGAGATGCTATGTCAGTACACTTCTTGTCTGAGCGTGCGCTTTGTACTCTTGGAGCAAACAACTTTGTATTGTTCAAAGACTAAGAATAACAATAACTAGGGGAGATGAAACACTCTCCCCTTTTTTTTAAATTTTAAATTAAATCAAATGAAAACAAATAACTCAAAGGACAAGACATATGTCCTAAATCAAGACAAAACTCCAGTTAGTTTTTTTGTTCAATCTAGAAGTAATAAGCGAAGACAATTACTTCATTTTGATGAAGAAAAGGGAATCAATCGTCCATTACGATATTCTAAAAATCAAAAATCTATTTTTGAAGACGAACAAGATGGAACAGCTATCTTAGAACCTATAGTGATAGAAGATGGTAAAATTAGTGTTTCAAAAACTAATCCTATATTACAGCAATTTTTAGATTATCATCCTGATAATGTTAAAAATGGCGGTCTTTTATTTTATGAATTTGATCCACAAAAAGTTGCTGAAGAAAGTATTCAAAATTTAAATCTAGAAGTTGATGCACTTATTGCAGCTAGGTCTTTAGATTTAACTAAAATGCAAGCTATTGCTCGTGTTCATTTAGACTCTAATGTAGATAAAATGACTTCATCTGAGTTAAAGCATGATATCTTATTGTTTGCACGTAACTATCCACAAGAATTCTTAGATGCAATTGATGATCCAGACTTGGATGTAACAAATGCTGCTGCAAGAGCATTCAATGAAGGATATGTTACATTTAGAGCAGGAAAAGATGTTCATTATAATTTGAAAAATAACAAGAAGAAAATTCTTACTGTTCCATTTGGAGAAAATAGGGAAGATGTATTTATGTCTTGGCTTATGTCTGATGATGGCCTTGAGTTCTACAAGTACCTTGAAGACGAGTTCAATAAATAGTATTATCTTTGTACTTTGTTTAACCCATTAATTTTTTAAAATGGAAAAGTTTCTTTCTATCCCAGTTACAAGTGAGCAAAATCAATTAGTTTCTGCTACAGGAATCCTTTTGATTGAGCAAGCATCAACATCTACAGTTACTATAGCTTATAAAAGTGCTACTACAGCTGGAGATATTGTTTTAATTACTCATGCAACTGCTGGTGCAGGTGATGAGACAATGCGTGATGCAATTCAAAACGCAGTTATCGCAGCATTGCAAACACCTTGGACTAATGTAGCATATCAGGTATCCAATTTACCATATGCTGTGTCTGCTATTGGTATAAACTAACACCTTGTATTTAACACATGAAGAAGGCACTATTTGTTAGTGCCTTTTTTATTATCTTTGTACTATGATTAATAGTGTACGAAATACAGTCCTTTCAATTATTAGCAAAGATAATCGTGGGTACATAACTCCAATGGAGTTTAATCTATACGCAAAGCAAGCACAGCTAGAGATATTTGAGAATATGTTCTACATGTATAGCAAGGCTGTTAATAAGCAAAATAACAGGTATACTCCAAGCGTATATGAGGATAGAGTACACAATACAGGATATACTGATATAGCAAAACAAATAGAGGAAGCAATCGATATATTCTCTACATACGGTATACTTACCTACAACAACATTACACTTAAATACGAAATTCCGGCAGATTGCTACTACCTTGATAAGGTATTGTATGACAATACTAACGAAATAGAGAAGATATCTCACTCAAAAATAAACAACGTATTGTTGTCAGGCTTTACACAGCCTTCTACAACGTATCCATTATATACAAACTCATCCAACGAGATACAGATATATCCATCTACTATCTCAGGAGCAGGATTAGTTACAGCTCAGTACATTAGGTATCCACAGGATCCTAAATGGACATGGAACACATTCTCTAATGGAACACCTGTGTTCAACTCATCAGCTGCTGATTATCAAGATTTTGAGCTGCCGTTGAATTACGAGACAGACCTAGTTCTTAAGATACTTGCGTATGCAGGGATATCAATTGGAGAGCCGGATGTGACTCAAGCAGCTACGTCAAATGAAATGTTAAATAGTCAAGAAAAGATTTAATAGATGCCATATATTACTCCATATCAGTACTATACCAATAATGGTGTAGTTCCAGAAGACCAGAACTGGGGATCGTATCAGTATGTATCTTTAGCTGATATCGTGAATAATTTCATGGCTATGTATGTCGGGAACGATAAGCTAGTTAATAACGTCAAACGTTATGAAGTTATCTTCCACGCAAAGCAAGGAATTAAGATGCTTCATTACGATGCGCTTAGAACGATTAAGACCATCGAGATGAACGTTGGTAGCAACCTTAAGTTTATTCTTCCTTCAGACTACGTAAATTACGTTCGTATATCCATTTTAGTTAATGGTGTACTTCGTCCACTACATGAAAACAGACAAGCCAATAGTGCGCTTGGATATCTACAAGATAATAACAACAATATTCTCTTCGATAATAACGGAGAAATATTGGTAGGAACCTCAAGACTAGACCTAGATAGAATAAATCAGACACTGTACGAAGGCCCAGGTCTATACAACGGATGTTATGGTTGGTGTGTAGACGGCCTTTGGTGTTTTGGATATGAAGTAGGTGCTAGGTTTAGAGTAGACCCTGCATCTCTTTCTGCCGGACCACACTTCAGAATCAATAATGGAGTGATTGACTTTTCATCAGGTGTATCAGATCAACTAATTGTTCTTGAGTACATCTCTGATGGAATGGCAAACGGCAACGAGTCAGAGATTGTAGTGCATAAGTTCGCAGAAGAGTTCGTATACAGATACATTAAATGGTGTTTGCTTAACGCTAAGTTAGGAGTGCCAATGTACGAAAGGAAAATGGCAAGGGATGAGAAGCATGCCGAGCTACGGAACGCAAAGCTAAGACTTAGCAACTTGCATCCATCTAGATTACTAATGACATTGAGAGGTCAAGGTCAACAAATTAAGTAAACATGCCTGAAGTAAAGAATACATTTGTAACAGGTATCATGAATAAAGACCTCGATGAGAGGCTTATACCTGAAGGAGTATACATACACGCTGAGAACGTAAGTGTAGATAGTGCTGACGCAGGTGATATTGGTGCGGTAAAGAATCAGAGGGGTAATGTATTAATTGGTAACCTAGCAAATGTTACAAATAGAAACTTAACAAATGCTAGAACTATTGGTGCTGTAGCAAGCGAGAGGGACAATCTTATCTATTGGCTTGTTGCTGCGGATGAGTTTGATGGCATCTATGAATACAATGAGATATCAGGAACACTAGTTCGTGTATTGCAATCTAACAAGTCTACTCCTACAAGTATCAGTAAACTTAACTTCAATAAGGAGTTTGTTGTTACCGGAATAAACTACGTAAATGGTTTTCTTTTTTGGACTGACAACTATAATCCACCAAGAAAGATAAACATATCAAGAGTAAAGGCAGATGTGAATGGTAATGGTGGATATAATATTGATGATCCACGTATTGACCAAGACATTAGTGTAATAATGGCTCCTCCATTAAATGCGCCTAAGTTACGTTTTGAGAATACAGAAGATCCTACATTACTAGATCAGGCTAATAATATGGAGGATAGGTTCTTATACTTCTCTTATAGGTATAAGTACATTGATAATCAATACAGTGCGTTATCTCCATTCTCTGCCGTTGCATTTCAAGCAAAAGATTATTTAGTTGACTACAACGCAGGGTTTAATAAAGCCATGCTTAATAAATATAATCGTGCTTACATTACTATATTCACAGGAAGTGAATTTATAAATGAGATACAGATTATAATGCGTGATGCGCGTAGTTTGAATACGTTTATTGTTGATACTATTAACAAGGAAACACTTAATATATCTGACAATATATATAGAGAGATAGAGTTTAGTAATGACAAGACATATTCCGTTCTATCTCCAGAGCAATTGACTAGGCTTTTTGACAACGTGCCACTATTGGCAAAGGCTCAAGATTATGTTGGAAATAGAATAATGTATGGTAACTATACTCAGTTCTATGATGTTTTTGAGCAAGTTAGAATAGGTGTTGCATATAAGTCATACGATATACCTACAGAGGGTGCGCCAATACAAACATTTAGGTCTGACAGAGACTATCAGATAGGAATCCAATACTTAGATAGTTATGGAAGAACTACAACTGTTTTGGCTCCTGATAATCAGAACATAAGCAGCACAATATATATACCTCCTTCGCAGTCAAACAAGGGGAATAGTCTTAAGGTTAGTGTTTGGAATAGACCCCCACAATGGGCTACCAACTACCGATTGGTTATTAAGCAAGGTAAGAGAGAATACTATAACATTTTTCCTATCTACTTTTATTTGAAAGATCAATTTAGGTATTTCTTAATACATGAGTCAGATAAGGATAAGATTCCTGTAGGAGGGTATGTTATTTTTAAGTGTACTGCTATAGGACCAACATTTTCAAATAAGAAATACAAAGTAATTGAACTTAAGTCTCAACCTAAAAATTTTATTCAAGGCGCACAGGCAGGGCTTTATTTTAAAATAAAAGTTGATTCTCCACTAGAATTAAATAATACATTAGGTTTAAATACATTTTTTACTGATTCATCTGGTTTTTCAGCAACAAATTCAATACAAGGAACAATAGTCGTAAATCCAAATTCAAGTGTTAAATATGCTGAAAGTCCAATTTACTATGGTAATGCAAATGCAAATGCATTAACATTATCTTCACCGCCAACAAATCCAGCAATATCACCTAATAGATATAATTTTAATGGAAGTTATAGAATTACAGTTCAAGTTATAAGTACAACTCAGTTTAGATGGACAAATGCTGTAGAATTTAATGGTTCATGGATAACGGCAAATATTTCTTTAAACACCCCATATTGGATTAATTTGGGTACTTCATCATTAGCCACAAATCAGCAATTAGGTCTAGGTGTATGGATTGTTTGGAATACACAACCTGTTATAGGTGATTCATGGAAAATAAATTTAAGAGGAGAAAGGCAATATCAATATTTTACAGCTGGGTCAGCATGGCCAACCGATTTAACATATGTCCCATTAGCAATAGATGTATATGTTGATCAACAAGTAATACCAGGAGATATAATAGAAATAAAAATAAATGAAACATTAAACCCAAATGCAGATAATACAACTCAAACATTTTATAGCAATGGATCATACGCTAATTTAGAAGAGTGGTTTGTAGAATCTTTAGCTTATCAAGATTTTAAATATACTGATAGAAATGGAGTTCCATTAAATGAAAATGCTATATCATTTAGAAGAGGATATAACTATACAGACATAGTATTTACTAATACTACACAATCAAGAATAACAAGCGGTCCTACAGGAAGTAATTATAGTACTATATTAAGTAGTCCTATGTTTATGATAATAAGAGGTAGTGGTGGAGGACCAGATGTAAATAGAATGTCTGCATCTATTACTCTTAGACGTTTTGATAATACATTGATTGCCGAAACAGCTCCGGAAGAAAATGACTTAGATGTTTATCACGAGTTAAGTAGAACGTTTCCTATTAGAAACAATCTACATAACGTAGTATGGACATATGCCGATGCTACAATATACCCAGGTTCAGCACCATTTGGAGGTTATACAAACTTAGGACAATTAAACACTAGTACAGCTCCGCTTCCAACGGATCAAATGCATAACTATGTTGTAGGTGAAAGCATTTATGTTACAACAAATAATCCTAACCTACCTAATGGATACTATGAGATTCTTGCAACTCCTAATCCATATAATGTAATCATTGATTACGTTATGTTTACATATACTAGTGCATACGCAGGAACAGCAGGATACGACATAGATGAAAGAAATCAAACGACATCTGCAACAGTACCTGCTATTATTATGTTAAATAATCCATTAGCAACAGTCAACTCTGACTTCAATGCATGGGCATACGGTAATGGATTAGAAACAAATAGAATACGAGACGATTGGAACGGATTTACTTTACAATATAGTCCAAGAACATCAGCTATTATCGATGGATACGGAAGAAAGGTAAGTAGAAATGCCATTTGCTATAGCAGTATTTATGGAGAGAACACTGGTATAAATAGGCTTAATGAGTTCAACCTATCTACAGCTAATTTCAAATACCTAGATGGTGAGTACGGATCTATTCAAAAGCTTTACGCTAGAGAGTCAGATGTACTTGTTTTACAGGAAGATAAGATAAGTATCGTTCTTTATGAGAAGAACATCCTATCAGATGCAACAGGAGGAGGTTCTGTAGCTTCTATACCTGAGGTATTGGGTAATCAAGTAATGTTCCCACATGAGTACGGAATCAGTAAAAATCCTGAGTCTTTTGCTACATGGGGATCAGATGCGTTCTTTACAGATGCACGTAGAGGTGTAGTACTTGCAATGTCAGATAATCAGCTAGTAGAGATATCTGATACAGGCATGAAGAATTATTTCATTGACTTATTAAGAGACTATCCTAATACTCAGAAGCTAGGAGCATACGACCCTAATAATCAGTTGTATACATTGTCAAACAATAGTATAACAATACTAGGTTGTACACTTGCTTTGAGTAGAAATCAGTGGTCTGTTGGAAGGCCTGGAGGAAACAACTTTAATCTCTTCACAATCATCACAGATGTCAATTGGTCTTTATCGTTAGTTGATAATGGATTTGGTACGAATTGGGTTACAGGGTTCCAAACATCAGGATATCAATCTTCAGACATATTTGCAGATGTAGCAGTCAATACGGCAAACGTAGTTAGGTCTGTAATATTCAGAGTTACATATTGTGGAAACACAGTTGACTTCACATTGATTCAAGGACGTTCTAAGCCTATTGTTTTGAATGTAGTTGTTAATCACGAACCACCACCAAAAACTAATAATTAATATATGTTTACTGATCAAGGTTTTTCATATACAGGAAGTCAAGACTTCGATATTAACAATATCAATCTTGGGCCATCACAAGTAGCTTTGTTTGATTCATTAACAGGTATTGGAGGTATTGACTTTATGCCTTATGATGGATCTACCGTAACCGCGTATACAGGGGCAATCAATACAGACCCATCATTGAAGAACTTTGAGCCATCACTAAACAATAAACTATATTATTTAGTTACCAATGAAATATACGATGAGACTCAGAAAGACCTAATGATTTCATTAGCGACAGCTGTTCCTGTAGCATTGGTTGGTGGAAGGTATGAAGGAACGTTTGTATTCAGCAACCCAAATGATTACGACAACCTTTACTTGATATGGGACTATCAAGATAACTTAAATTCAGTAACAGCTTCCTATGTCGGTAACGCTGCCACTAAATATATTAGCATTGACTTCACATCTGATAGAGGTATTGCAGGAGTTGACTACCAAACAGTAAGTGATCCGTGCAGGTATGTGCTTGAGTATAACAATGAAACATTATTTGATACAGGGTATATAGGACTTAATACAACAGCAAATGTATCCAATCTTTTGGCGGCAGGAATACCTCAGGATGAGATAAAACTAGTGTTTCCTTACGATGGGTTAGTAGATAATGGAACTGGGCATTTGCTATTCAAAAAAGTGTTGGCAAATCCTAATGCAGTACTTACGGTATATTCTCCATTAAATAGTACTTCGTATATTTTAAACAGGGTATTACCATATCTTAATACGTTCTATATTGACACTACAGATGGTGATATATCCACTGTATGTGGACAAACAGCAACCACACAATATTGGCATAATGGCTCAGGTACATATCCTATAACTGGAGATACAATATACATTGATGGATCGGGAGATGATCCATACAATGGAAATAATGCTTATCATTTAGTTAGTCAAACATCAATGATGTCTCCACCTATAAGTGGAGGTACATATGCATTTATAAATACAAATGGATTAGTGCTACAGCATGGATCGTGTGATTGTAATGAGGCAGCTGTTCCATTTATTTATCAGGATGATATCCATCTAACTGAAGGAGATTCAATCAACCTATATCTACAGGCATCAGGTAATCCTACTAGCTGGCAGATAAGCACATCATGTAGAACATATGAGATAACAGGTGGGACAAGAGGAACACTATGGTCATATACTGATTGCTACGGAAATAGTCAGAGTATAACTGTAGGTGTAGATAATGTACCGGTCTATGTGTGCTCTACTGGAGCACCAACTATAGTTGTTGGAGATGGTACGGACAGTGTTTATAATGACATATGTCCTGAGTTCTTACTTCCTAAAGGCCTAACGTTCTCATCAGAAACAGGAAACATTACAGGTGTTCCGGAAGAGTCATGCACATTTCCACTAAGAATAGAGGCTACAAACTGTGCTGGAACAAGCTCATCTAAGGATATAAGCATTGTTATTACCACAGGAATTAAGCTAACGCCATTCGCTATCGATGTGGAGAACTTCGGAGATACCGGAGATGCTGCGTGTGCTGTGTCACCAATCTATAGTCTGTTGTACCACAACGGACAGGGACGTGTTCCAGATGTTAATGACACCATATATACAGATGCTACGGCACAAATAAAATTCATGGGTGGTGGACAATGGTATCATATAGATCACTCTACGTATTCAATCAAGATATGTGAGACAGGAAACGTATGCGAGAAGAACGAATGTCCTGTATCTACTACAACAACAACATCAACTACTACCACGACTACTACAACTACTCTTCCAACTGGAGATTGGTTTGATGCAGCACTATGTACTGATCCAACAGTTAAAGGTATTTTATTTGATTCAACTACATTTGGTATTGTTGCAGGTGATTATGTTAAGACAAACGATGGTAACTGTTGGCAAATAGCATCAGTTACTACAGCAACGTTCCCATACCAAACGATTGAGAACCCTGTCAACCTTTATATTGACTGCAACGATTGTCTTGGAATAACAACAACAACCACTACAACAACAACTACAACCATTCCAACATATGGATCATTTAATATGGATCCTAACCAATACACATCGGCATACGATGCGTGTAGCAATACAGGAGGGCCATATACACTGTACTATCACAATGGAGTGTCCTCGTTACCATCTATAGGTGACTTCGTATACTTTGACTCACTAGGTTTAAACCCTGTGATTGGTGATGGATATTGGTACAACGTTCCAACGATGGGTGGTGACCTAGCTATTCAAATCGCATCTACCGGACAAGTATTAAATGTATTGTCGTGTTCAACAACAACTACAAGTACAACTACTACAACAACACCAACTAATTATTACCTTGCTAGAATATGTGGTTCAGCTGGTCCTAACGTAACGATAGGGCATCAGTCTATATCTACTCTAAGTAATGGCACAGTAGTTAAGTGTGACGATGGTAACTGCTATACGATACAGAACACAGGCTCATTCGCTCCATCTGTACCAATGATATTGTTTACGTATCCTAACTGCTTCGCGTGTACAGGCATTACTACAACAACAACGACAACATCTACAACAACAACTACGACAACGTCTAGTACGACTACAACTACGACTACAACGCTTCCTCCATTGACAAACATATTCATGAGGTTTGGAACAGTAGAGGCAGTATGTAACGGAAACATTGGTCAGTACTACGTTGATGCGCCTGTGGGGATTAGCGGAAACAACATATACAAATTGTTGTTCGGAAATTATGTTCTTGCAAATGCAGGATATTACAGACAAATTAATAGCTTTGTTGCTTACGAGTGGGACGGCACTGACTGGACCGGTAATTCAATAGGATGCTAAAACTTATTTCAGCTCAACCTGCTATAGACTATTACGCTTGGCAGGTTGAAGTATACCTCCACAACTTCCTATCGCTAGGATACAAGGAAGAAGATATTCATGTGGTTGCAGGACACCTTGAAGATATACCAGAGTCTTGGTATAAATTAAAGGCAAAGTTCCCTAATATAGGAATATACTTCTACCAAGATACAATGGGAGAGTGCAACTATCCTCCTGCAATACAGGCACATATACTAGAGAAGCACTTCAGACAGCACGCATATCTTAAGGACTGCGCTGTATTCTTCCACGACTGCGACTTCATATTTACTAGGTATTTCGACTTCGCCCCATTTCTAAAAGACGATAAGTGGTACTTCAGTGATACTATCAGCTACATTGGAGCTAACTACATTAAGAGCAAGGATGAGTCTATCCTTGATGGTATGTGCCAAATAATAGGCATAGATAAGTCAGTAGTTGAGGCCAATCAGAATAACTCCGGTGGAGCGCAGAAGTTAATGAAGAACATTGATGCATCCTATTGGAACGAAGTATATAAAGGATGTAGAGACCTGTATTCATACCTAAAGTCAGTAACGCATCTGAAGAAGGAAGGTGATCCATACGGCATACAATCGTGGACAGCGAGTATGTGGGCAGAGTTATGGATAGCATGGAGAAGGGGGCATGAGGTTGTTGTGCCTAGGGAGTTTGACTTCTGTTGGGCTACGTGTCCATCTGAGAGATGGGACTACGTGCATTTCTTCCACAATGCCGGAGTGCCTAATGCATCGCAGGGTATGTTCTTTAAGGCTGCATATATTGACAAGTTTCCATTCAAGGAAACATTAGATATTAACAAAAGCAGATGCTCTCATATGTACTATAAAGCTATGAAGTCTGTGGATAGTTGTTTGGTATAAATTCATTACCTTTGCACTATGCCAAATCCTAATACATTAACGTATTCTCCATCTTCTAACGGCTGGACTTCGTTCTGGAGTTACAACCCAGATTGGATGTTGGGATTGAATAGTTCGTTCTATACGTGGAAGTTAGGTGAGTTGTATAAGCACGACTCTAATAACATTCGTAATAGTTTTTATGGCAGTAGTTATTCTTCTAAAATAACAACTGTCTTCAATCAAGAACCTACGCAGAACAAAGTCTTTAAGACATTGGATCTAGAGAGTACACATCCTTGGAGTGCTACATTTACTACAGACTTAAGTAATGGATATAATGACTCTAGTTACTTCGTTGAGAAAGAAGGTTCATGGATGACATATATTCATAGCCTTGCAGGAACTAATGATAACCATGAGCTATACACACAAGGTATTGGTCAAGTAGTTTCGTTAACTCCTCCAAATACTATCGTATTTAATTCAGTTGATAGTAACATTAGCGTAGGAGATCAGCTGTATATATTCGATACAGTATTAAGCACATTAACACTAATTGGCTCGGTTACAGGCAGAACAGACACTACTGTTTCATATTCTGTTATTTTGTCTCCTGCCGTTGGTAATAACATAGTATACATTAAGAACAACTTAGCTGAGTCTTTTGGACTTAGAGGATATTATATGCAGGTAGAGTTATCTATACTTGAGGGTAATCCTGTTGAGTTGTTTGAGGTATCGTCATCAGTATTTAAAAGTTACCCTTAAAAAATAGAAATATGCCAGCAATAGCAGGAGCAATAACAGGTTTAGCTACATCTTTATTAGGAACCGGAATGAGCATAGCTCAGATGGTTAAGGCTAATAAAGAAAAGAAGGCAGCACAGAATGCGGCTTTGGCAGCTAAGAAAAGAATCGAAGGTATTTCTTCAGAGAACCCATTCGCAGCGGTACAAGTACCTATGCAGGGATATAACATGGCAATGGATGCGATAAGAAGCCAAGCAGCCCAAGGTCTTCAAGCAGCGCAGGGTGCAGGAGCTGAAGGAGTTATTGGTGCAATACCAGGACTTACTCAAGCTACTACAGGTGCTGCACTAGAGACAGGAGCGCAAGCGGCTGAGGCACAGTATCAGTTGAAGCGTGATCAAGCAGCTATTCAAGAAGAAATGAATAAGCGTAAGGAAGAACGTCTTGGTGAGTTGTATTCTGATGAACTTACAGGGGCACAAACAGCTGCTGCTACTGCACAGGTGAATAAGAATCAAGCTATTTCAGGTATGTTTGGAAGTATTGGTAGTGGACTATCAGCAGGACTTGGAGCTGCTCCTTTGTTTGCTAAAGATGATACTAAGAGAGCAGAACTAGAAAAATTATTTGGTACTCAATACACAAGTCCTGGAGAGAACTAAATTAAAACATTATGGCAGAAATTACATACGCTGGATACGTTCCTACATCAAGACCTGACTATAGCGCATTGTCTAATGATCTCGCTGAGAAGATTTATGGCGTATTAGACAAGCGTCAAGAAAGAAGGGAAAAACTTGATGAGATAGAGCAGGCCAATCAAAAGTTATTAAACTCTTGGATGCCTGGTAAAAATCAGACATCAAACGACTTCATATTGAGGGGAATTGATAATATGCGTAAAGATGCACTTCAATGGAACAAAGATTTAAAGGCAGGAAAGATGACAGAATCTGAATACGTTCGTAGAAATCGTAATCTTGAAGAGGCATATCAGATGCTTACCAATGTATTCAAAAGCCGAGACGAAAGAGTAGATGTTGTTACACAACGTCAACAACCAGATGAAAATGGTAATGTAGCAGCTCCGGATTATGAAATGAGTTTTTTATTAAAGGATTTTGGAGATGCTGTATCAATGAAAAACAAACAGCTTAAGACAGATGGTAATGGAGGTTTGTATATTGCTGAAGTTGATCCTAATACAGGTTTAGTTACTAATCAAATTATGGATGTTAGAGCATTGTCAAATCCTGATAACCTAACAGGAATTAAAGTTGACTTACCATCTGCAATAGAAGATGCAACTGAGAATTGGAGTCCTGATTTTCTTTGGAAAGATTTAGGTTTAAAAGGAGAAGAAAATATTGAAACAATTAAGCAAAAAGAAGGGTATCAACAATTACTTTCTAGAACTGTAAATTCAATTGCATCAGATAATAATCCAAGAGCGCAAGTTAGTATACTTACAGACAATGGGGTGTTCAATCCAGAAAATGGTTTTGAACCTGGAGATATACATGAATATGTTAAGAGTACTGAAGAATATGATCAAGCTTTACAGCAAAAAATAGATGAGGAGTTACAAACACTTAAAGATGCTGGTAAGACAGGAGAAGAGCTTAAGGTTTCACCTGAAAGGATGAAAAAGCTTCAAGATCTTATTATAATGTGGTCTCCAAATGAAGAAGGTGCATGGATGCCTCAGCTTACTGATGAACAAAGAAGATTAGCTAAGGATGCTGTAAAAAATCAGATTGATTTTAGCTTTAGCGAAAAAGTTACCGGAACACCAATGCAGCCTTCTATAAGAAATACAGGAGATGGTGGTGGAAATAGAGGGCCATCAGAAGACAAGAAAGAAAAGCCTATTACTAAGTATGAGCAAATGGTAAATGCTTGGCAAAAAGCTGATTTTAATGCACTAAATGGGTTAATGTCTGGTTCAAAGTATACAATTGGTTTAGGTCCAAATGGCAAAGGATATGCTGTTTATGAAACTGTAAGCGGACGACCAAAACTTAGATATATGAATCCAAACGGGGATCTAGACTCTGGTTATTTAAAATACTTTTTTGGAAGTAGTCCTGGAGGCTTAACAGAAGGACAACGACAACAAAATGTATATAGGTCTAGGACATACGGTGGAAATGCTGCACCTTCTAAACCAACTAACGTAGGTAAAGCTCCTAGAGGATAATAACACATAAAATTATATACTATGCCTAATTATAGTGATCAAATATACAACTACATTCTTAAGCTAGATCCAACGTATAAGAATGATGTTTCTCCTCAATTGTTTAAAGCAAAAATGGCTAATGCATCGTATTCAAAAAAAATATACGATTGGATTGGTACAGCTGATCCCACATTTAAAGGAGATGTATCATTTGATGCATTTAATACTAAATTAGGATATCCAAAAAAAAAAGTCACTACGGCATATACTGGAGGTGGGGGAACAAAACCTTCTTCTTCGGCTGTGTCATCGACAGGTGTTAAGCCTGATGGGACATATACATATCCCTTTAGAAAGGATGCGTTATATAAAAAGACAAAGAATCAATGGTATGTTGACCCTAATAAAACAGGTAAGTATTATGCCATAAAAGAAAAAGACCGGATTGCTGCACTAGAGAAAGCGGCAAAAAAATATACACCTCCTTCAAAAGGTGGGTCTGCACTAACGCAATTTGCCAAGTCAGCGGCTACTCAAGCAACAACAAAAACAACTCCTGTTAAACCAACTCAAGAAAAGGGGGCACTTTATAACGTTGGTAAGGCAGCTGGTGAGAAGTATGTGGAGCCTACTATTGCTGCTTATGAAGAAGTTAAAACATTTAAAGTTCCAGGAAAAAACGACAAAGAATATCAGATTGAATACTCTGAGTCAGGCGTTCCTATTTGGAAGGAAAGTGTTATTCAATATGACAATGGAAAGCCTATTACATGGATAGGAGATAAGGGTAAAACAGGATATGTATTTGACTATAAGCCTGTAACTGATCCTAAGAGAGTTGCTACATTAAATAAGATGTTTAAGCAAAACGCATCCTCTAGTGATGTTGAGCAAACATATACAGGTTTCCCAGGAAAAGATGACGTTGAATATCGTATAAATGTAGATGATAAAACAAATGAACCTTATTGGGAGAAACGTCCAAAGGGTTATTCTGACTTCTTTAGAATTACATCAAAAGGTTCTATTGATGCATTGAATGCTCAATTTGGAAAAGAAATTAAGTACGATGCAGCAAGAGATAAGTTCTCAGGTGTTGCTGAAGATATTGAGCTAATCAAAAAGAAAGAGTTTGACAAAAATGTATTAGGTATTAATTCATCATTGATTGGTAATGATGAAGACGTAGTTCTTAAAAAACTAAAAGCTCAGTTTCCTAACTTTAATTTTAGGCTTCCGGCTAAAAATATATTTGATGTATTAGGAGATTATATTGAAGTATTTTCTCCTGATGAAAAAAACAGTATTAAAATAAGCCTTGATAACTGGACAGATAGCGGAGATAGAGAAGAAGCAAAAAGGCTTCGGACATTTATTGAGGCTAATGCAAGTAAAGGTTTTGCTGATGCATCTAAGTCTCTTGATGTTGCAGAGAAAGAGAATGACACAAGAATAGGTATAAACTTTAAGTCTAGAAGGGCTGTTCCAGGGGATCCTGAATACGACATAAATAGACCTTCTGATCAACAACCTTTAGTTACACGAACTGAATATGTAACAAAAGAAGAAAAAGCAAAAACAGCTGAAAAAGAAAAACTTGCTCGTAAAGATTATGCTAGAGAATCTTATCAGGTTTTTCGTGATGTATATTATAAACAAAAGAAAGCAATAGAAACTGGAAAAAACCCATACGATGATAAGGAAGTTGCATCAATCGTTGCAAATCTTCCAAATGACAAAGAGACAATAAACAATGCAAGTAAATTTGCAGATGACATAAATACATCATTTAAAAGTTATAATAGTAAGATAAAACAATTAGAAGACTATGCTGATGATTTAAATGAAAAACTAAGAACTGGTAAGGTTAGTGAAGAAGAGTTTAATGAAATATATAAGCCTAAGATAGAAGAGCTTCAAGGTCAAATTCAACAAATGGGTGCTAATTTGAAAGAAGAGACTAAATATTTAGGAAATATAAATAAATCAGTAAACGAATCTATCGCAGCTGAATATGCAATCAATGAAGCTAGAGGAACTTTTTTTGGGGGTCTTTCTAAAAAATTCGTAAAGGGAACTACTGCAATTGCTCGACTAGGATTAATGTCAAAAAAAGAGCAAGATGATTTTGTAAATTTTGTGACAGGTGATTATACTACTGAGGAGTATATGAACTCTAAAAATAGAAACGACTTTACTAAAGCAATATTTGGTCTTGGTGAATCACTTGGAGCATTAGCTACAGGAGCAGTTGGAGGTGGTGGCCCTGCACTATATGCCTCATTCTTTGCTCAGTCATATACTGAGATGAAAGATGAGCTTGATATGATTAAAGGACCCAATGGAGAATCTCCTTCAGAGTTCTCTAAAATATTAATGTCAGGTACATATGGAGTAGTAAGTTCAATACTTGAGAAGTTTGGTCTTGACTTAGCATTACAAAAGACAGGCTTAGGAAAAGAAATTACTCATGCAGTAATTCGTGATGCCTTTATGGATATACCTGAGAATGCATCGAAGGAATTTGTTCAGGCAGCTATTATAAATAGCACTAAGAAAATGATTGCAACAATACCTTCTAATGTGTTGGTTGGAGCTGCTGGAGAGGGGCTTACAGGTATGACTCAAGCTGTTTCTAAAATTGGTATACAAGAAGTATATGACGTAATGCAGGGATCTGATTACTTCAATAATAAAACAGCAAAAGAAATATATGCCGATGTATTATATGATGGATATTTAGAAGCTATTGGTGGAGGTGTAATGAGTACTGCGGCTACCGCTGGGACTATTACTGGAAATACGTTCAGAGAAAAAATGAACAAAGAGCAGCTTGAGGTATTGATGAATGCCGCTAAAATGGATAACATTGATCAAGCTCTCTTAACTAATTTGAAGGCAAGTATTATTAGTGGTAAATATACTAAGGAAGAAGCCAAGAATATTTACGACAATTTTAGAGAAGTTCAAGGAAGAATAAACTCTATGCCTGATAATATGAG